TTTTTGATTGGTTAGGGTTTGGAAATGGGACCCACCACCCCAAAAAATAAGAGTGCAACCAAGACCGGCCCGCTTGCTTGTAGTTGTTTGGCGGATACAAAGCCCAGCGGGGAGGGGGCGCGGGGGGCGGTGCCTCGTGCGTGTATATGTATCTACTAGCCCTGTAAAAAATATTGACGTATAGGGGCTTATGTCTTATGCGGGGTGCAAATGGACGCCAAGGAAGAGCTAATAGAAAGCATTCGGGAGGGAATCTTGGAAATCCAAGAACACAATCCCAAGAACAATAGCATATTGTCCAAGAGTAACCCCGAGAAAACTGCGGAAATATTGTACCTACACGCCACTGGGGTGACCCAGACCCAGATGATAAAGAAGTATGGGATGAAACGTGAAACAATTGTAAACGTCCTATTGGACTATGCCGACTTCACGGGCAAGTGGAAGCAGTTGGGGAGCAAGATTAGGGGCAGGGCATTCTTGGAACTATCCTCGTTAGAGGAAGATTTGATAGAGAAGCTAAGAGAGCGGATGGAAGCCGGTGAGATAAAGGCCAGCTTCAGGGACCTGTTGCCCTTGGCGGTTGCCTTGGAGAAGGCCGAGAAGGGGAGCAATACGTTTCGGGGAGAGGCTAGCAGCATTGTGGAGGAGCGTAAGGTGGTTAGCCAAGAGGACTATGAGGCCACTGTGAAGGCTGCTAGGGAGCGTCTGGCCAATATGAAGAAAGCGGAGGTGGTCATTGAAAGTGAGTCCTCAGTTTGATGACCATAACCGAAAAGAGCTTGTTAAGTTGTTAAGGGCTCAACATGAGCAGTTTTGGTTAGTTACTAGGGACGGGAACATAGTTCAGTGTTATGGGGATAGTCCCTATGAACTATTGGATTTGGTCTGGGAAACCTTTGGTTTGTTATGAAAACTTGTAATTGTTGCGGAGAGGAAAAGCCGTTAACGGAGTTTCATGGCAATGGTAATTATAAGGGGACCAAGAAGTATAAGCCAGATTGCAGGCATTGCAGCAACTACAAACTAAGGATGCACGTTAATAACGCTGTAGAGGAGCATTTTGGTTCTTGGAAGTGTTCCAAGTGTGGGTTTGAGGGCAGACCCGTTCAGTTTGATTGTCACCATGTTCGGGGGGAAAAGAAGTTTGGTATATCGAGTGGGTACAAAAAGGCTAGGGATAACAAGAAGGTTTTTAAGGAAGAGTTGGAAAAATGCGATTTGCTTTGCGCCAACTGCCACAGGCTGGAGCATGAGGTGGTTAACATAGAAAGGAAACCTTTTGTTTCCGACCCAATTAGGCATGATATAAGGCGAGTGATTTAATGAATAGAAACATTCAGTTAGTTGAGAAGTCGTTAGACACTATTAGTCCTGGGTGGAAGGTGATGTTGGTAGCGTCGTTCACTGAAGATGGGTTTGAGTATGATTTATTTGCCAAGGGGGAAGACGATGAGGTTGTGGCATTGTTGGCTATGGTTAACGCTGTAACGCTCAAGGAGCTTGAAAAGCGTACATGATTGAGTTTACGCAGCACCCAATACTAAAACCCCCTACGGACGAGGAGATAGTGTTCCTAGGGGAGAACCACCCCAAGCTGCTCAAAGAGCTGCATGAGGCCCATGAGGGCCGCATACAGGCTGCTGAGGAAGATCCTGTTAGGCATGGGTTCAACTTGGATGGTTGGGAGCGTATTAAGGATGGACTAGGAACATACAACGAGTGTCTGTGTTTAGGGGGAAACCGAAGCGGAAAAACTACCGGTTGCGCCAAAATTGTAATGGAGAGCGTTACTAATAACCCGGACGGCCATGTTGTTTGTTTTTCCCAGAACGCTGATACCAGCGTAAAGGTGCAGCAAGCTGCGGTTTGGGAGATGATGCCCAAGGAGTTTAAGAAGAAGACCAAGAGTGTTGAGGGCTACATTAACTACTCCATGCAGAATGGTTTTACCGGTAGTAGCTTTATTTTCCCTGACACTAGGACTAGGGTGGATTTCAAAACCTACACCCAGTTTTCCAACAACCAAACCATCTTGGAGGGTTTTGAGTTTGGGTTTAGGTCTGGCGATAAGCTAAACATAGGTACATGGCTGGATGAATATCTTGGTGACGATGCCTTGATAAACACTTTGCGTTTCCGGTTGGCTACTAGGAATTCCAAGATGTTGATAGCCTTTACCCCGATTAATGGCTACACTCCGTTTATAGCGGAATATCTAAAGGGTTCCGAAACCTTAAAGACTAAAAGGGCAGAGCTTCTGAACCGAGAACTTCCAGTCCAGCAGTATAGCCCGAAACGGGACGCATCGGTTGTCTATTTGCATTCGGACGAGAATCCGTTCGGCGGGTATGAGCGTATAGCCAAGGATTTGCGGGACAGGCCAGAAGAAGAAATATTGGTCAGAGCTTATGGTGTTCCCGTAAAAAGTATTACATCCTTGCTCCCCTTGTTTAACACTGAGGTTAACGTTCTTGGTAACCAGCCGAACAAGTATGGAATGAGTTTCCCTGATGTATCGGACAAGGAAAGATTTACGGTGTATCAGGTGGTTGACCCTGCTGGGGCTCGCAACTTCACTGCATTGTGGGCTGCGGTGGACAAGGAGGGCTATGTGTACATTTGCCGGGAATGGCCAGACCGAAACACGTATGGCGAGTGGGCATTGTTTGGCGACCCCAAGTGGAAACATGGACCTGCAACTAGGAAGATAGGGTTGAATGTGGAAGGCTATGCTAGTTTGTTCCGAGAAATTGAGGATGAGCTAGGAGTGGAGGTGTTTGAGCGCATAGGGGACTCCAGATACTTTGCTAGGGAGAATGATAACAACGAGGATTTATTTACGTTGTTTGACGATTTCGATATGTTGTTCCACCCCTCCGACGGGCGTATGGAAGAGGTTGGCATTAGCGCGGTTGACGAGTGGTTTACATACAACCCGAACGAGCCAATAGACGCTGTTAATAGGCCCATGTGCTATATACACCGGGATTGTGGCAATTTGATTGACAGTTTGTTAAATTATAATTCACAGGGTAAAGCGGATGAAGCCCTGAAGGACTTCTTCGACCTCATTCGGTATTTGAGAATGGCAAATGGAGGAGAGGGGCCAGATCACATTCAGAACAGGAGCTTGCTTGCTACAAACAGATCAAAAGGAGGATATTAATGCCAAAGGTTAGAATAGGGTCTTTAGCCGATGAGTTGGAAACAGATATAAATGATTTAGTTTGTTTGGCAAAATCGAAGCTTTGCTCCTCGATGATGACTGGCAAGGGAGGCAAGGCTTTGTGGATAAATGAAGACGGCCAGGAAATATTGCGCAGAGCCGTTGACATTCCTGAAGTGGTTCCCAAGCACTATTATGGCATAGTTTTAAGGGGAGCCGCAAACCCTAGATATGTTTACGCTTTTGTAAAAGACTTGGAAGCAAAGGTTCCAGTTTGCATTCCCAGGAAACTCAAAAATTCATTGATTGGAAAAAACATAAAAATAGAAGCAATCGAGGATGCAATCGGAGTCTCCTATAGATACGTCAGATGACATAACGACAAACCGTCGTTGGCTTTTCGAGCAGATTGACAGGTTGCTTGCTTGGGAGATATTGTGCCGAACTGCCAACAACGAGGAAATTTACTCCATAAGATCTAGCGACTTGTGTGATAAGATAGGCGTTAGTTCACAATATTTCTACCACGTTTTCTTTAGAATTAAAAACAAGGTAAATGCAAAACACTTCGATTTCTGAATCGCTAACCTACGTTAGTGACGACCCTGATATTACATCCCTCCGATATGCTTATGACCAATCGGTAACTGAGCTTGAGGCGTATTTTAATTTATGCCGAAGTAGCTATGATGATAGGCGTAACTGGTGGCCTGATAAAAGCCGGGACCTGAGAAAGCACGGAGCAGATGCTTTCCCTTGGGAGGGAGCCTCGGACATGGAGAGCCATGTTATTGACGAGCGTATAACCAGATTGGTTTCTTTGTTCTTGTCTGCAATGAGCAGAGCAAACATACGGGCTTTCCCAGTGGAAATTGCCGACGTTCCAAGAAGCCGTGTGGTTACAAATTTTTTAAAGTGGATGGTGAAAAGCGGTTACATGCCTCGCTTTAAGCAGGAGATGGAACTGGGGGCCAACTATATGTTGGAGCGTGGCATTCTTATCACCTATGTTGGTTGGCACATGGAGGACAGAAGTTTCCTTCAGCGTCTTAGCCTAGAGCAAATATCTGCAATCAACCCAGAGTTGGGTGAAATGATTGTTTCTGAAAATGACAACGATCAGGTTGTCAGGATGCTGCAAGCCAGTTTCGATGGTGTTTCTGAGTCTAGGGCCAATAAAGCTTTGTCCGATCTAAGGGAACTAGGAGTTGCCGAGTTGCCAATAGTGAGGCGTCAGGTAAATGCCCCAGAGGTAAAGACGTTAGCACCGGATGGTGACTTTATCTTTCCTCCATATGTTACTGATCCTCAGCGAGCGCCATATTGTTTTTGGAAAACTTACTACACTCCGCAGGAGTTGCAGAACAAGGTAATTACCGATGGTTGGGATGAAAACTTTGTAGATTATGTTGTAGAAAAATATCGTGGCGTAAACATAGATTCCATCGAGCGTGAACAAGAGGGACGCAGGTCTATTAGTCTCACCGATAAAGCCTATG